TAGTACTTATTCAGGTTCAGGAGATTATGAATTTTATAAGTTAGTTGATATCTTATGGCCGTTTCGTGGTACATTATCAGGATTTACGGGAACATCGGAAGAAATATATAATAAACAAATGATTTTTTCAACAAATAAAATTAAAGAAAACGCATTTACTTATTTATTTGCTAATTTATCGGGAGCAACAAATAGTGTGTTATTATCAAGACCTTCTACTGAGATATTTTTCACTAGTGGTGTTTTTATTAATACAGATTATGGATATGAATCATACGTTAATATCGACCAATTTTGGAAATATAGTATTAACGGTGGTTGGGTTGACCTAACATCAGAATATGTTTCAGGATTACCATTATAAAACAAAAAGACCTTCGGGTCTTTTTTTTTTGTATTTGACTAAATGAGATTATTACAATATATTTATAGAAACAAGACAAACCCGATTTATATCGGAGCCAATATGTCAATCTAAAAAATATAATTATGATAACACAAGAAGAAATTAAGGCATTCCTTGAAGGGAATGACCCCGAAGAGCACATAGTTGCGATTGAATATGATTACGTATCAGATTCAGTCTACAAAATTAAAGAAATCCCGAGTCAGGGAAAAATAATCAAAAAAGATACATTTACGGCATTTGCTTGGGTTGGAGACTTGAGAGATTTGAACTTTTATTCAAAATCTAAAGACTTACAAAAAGATGCGATGAAAAAACACGGAATCATCATTGATAAGTTAGAAACCAAAGGTAATGAGAGATTAGAAAAGGGTCTCAAATATATGGTTAAATCAATGAAGGGTTATCGTTCACTCATCCAATTCTTTAAAGAGGGTGGTGTAGACCCGTGGGGTGAAAAGACAAAAGGAAAATTAACAGTTCTCCCACCGGTAGAACAATATTTAATTTCAAGAGAGAAAAGACTATTCAAAGGGTATGAAGAATACAATGACATCACCCGACTCGGATTTGACTTGGAGACGACTGCTCTTGAACCTAAAGACGGTCGTATATTTATGATTGGAATCAAAACCAATAAAGGATACCAAAAAGTTATTGAATGTGCGGATGAGGACCAAGAACGAAGAGGATTAGTTGAGTTCTTCAACATTATCGATGAACTTAAACCATCAATCATTGGTGGATACAATTCAGCAAACTTTGACTGGTTTTGGATATTTGAGAGATGCAAAGCACTTAACTTGGACATCAAAAAAATCGCTAAATCACTAAACCCGGCAAGACCCATATCTCAAAAAGACGGTATGTTAAAACTTGCCAACGAGGTAGAGAGATTCTCACAAACTCAATTGTGGGGTTATAATATTATTGATATTATCCACTCAGTTCGTAGAGCACAAGCAATCAATTCAAGTATTAAATCCGCAGGACTTAAATACATTACTCAATACATTAAAGCTGAAGCCCCCGACCGAGTTTATATTGACCACTTAGAAATTGGACCGATGTATGCCAAAAAGGAGGAATATTGGTTAAATGTTGAGAATGGGAAATATAAAAGAGCCGATAATCCGGACTTTAATAATTTAGATACAAGATTCCCGGGGAAATACTTAAAGGTTACCGGAGATAATATTGTGGAGAGATATCTTGACGATGACTTAGAGGAAACGTTGACAGTGGATGATGAATTCAACCAAGGAACGTTTCTATTAGCATCAATGGTACCAACAACATACGAGAGAGTTTCCACAATGGGAACCGCAACTCTATGGAGAATGATTATGTTGGCTTGGTCTTACAAGAACAAATTAGCTATTCCAGCAAAAGAAGAGAAGACAGACTTCGTAGGAGGACTTTCAAGACTACTTAAGGTGGGTTACTCTACCAACGTATTAAAACTCGATTACTCTTCCCTATATCCGTCTATTCAATTGGTTCACGACGTGTTCCCTGAGTGTGATGTTATGGGTGGGATGAAAGGGATGTTAACTTATTTCCGTAATGCTCGTATTATGTATAAAAACTTGGCGTCGGAGTATAAATCAATTGATTCTAAAAAATCACTTTCATACGATAGAAAACAATTACCATTAAAAATCTTTATTAACTCGATGTTTGGTGGATTATCAGCACCACACGTTTATGAGTGGGGGGAAATGAATAGTGGTGAAAGAATTACCTGCACCGGAAGACAATATCTTCGTCAAATGGTAAAATACTTTGTTAAACGAGGATACACACCTTTGGTACTTGATACGGATGGTGTTAACTTTAGTTTACCGGATGAGGGTGTTGATGATAGAGTTTATATTGGTAAAGGACTAAATTGGTTAGTTAAAGAGGGTAAAGAATACAGAGGATATTACGCCGACACCGCAGAATACAATGATTTGTTTATGAAAGGTGAGATGGGGTTAGATTGTGATGGAACTTGGGATTCTTGTATTAACTTGAGTAGAAAGAACTACGCAACAATGGAATCTAATGGTAAAATTAAATTAACCGGGAACTCAATTAAATCTAAGAAATTACCACTATACATTGAGGTGTTTTTAGATAAAGGTGTGAAATTGTTATTAGAAGGAAAAGGACAAGAATTCGTTGAGTGGTATTTTGAGTATCACCAAAGAATATACAACCAACAAATCCCATTAAAACAAATCGCTCAAAGAGCGAGAGTTAAACTATCTGTTGAAGATTATAAAAAGAGATGTGGTCAGAAAACAAAGGCGGGTTCATTGATGAGTAGAATGGCTCATATGGAATTGGCTATCAAACACGACTTAAAAGTTTCATTGGGAGATGTTATTAGCTATGTCAATAATGGTTTAAAAGCGTCACACGGAGATGTTCAAAAAATCACAAAAAACAATTACACTAAAAAAGAATTGGATTTATTTACATCAGTTAATGGTATGGAACCTGAAGATAAGTCTACCTCAACAATACAACTTAATTGTTATATGTTGGACCAAACCGAAATTGAGAATAACCCTGACTTAACCGGAGATTATAATGTTGCAAGAGCAATCTCAACATTTAATAAAAAAGTGGAACCATTATTAATTGTTTTTAATAAGGAGTTAAGAGAAAGTTTATTAATTGCTAACCCTGAAGATAGAGGGTTTTTTACTAAGACTCAATGTGAGTTGGTTGGAGGTATACCAAATAAAGAAGGGGACCAAGATACGATTGAGGATTTATTAACAATAACTGATTTGGAATTAAAGTTTTGGGATAGAGTTGGTGTTAGTTCTGAATACATTTATGAATTGGCAGAACCAGGTTGGGAAGAACATATTAATTAAAACAGAAAAGGTGTCGAATACGACACCTTTTTTATTGTAGTTTTACCCCATCACTTGAAAGAATATACCAATTACCGTCAACCCGGAATAATTCAACGGCAGCACCTCTTTCAATTAATATTTCATCATATTGTTCATCAATAAGACCCATAAATGGAACTATTAAAACATTAGTTAATGACTTTATTACAATGTGTTCAGTACTACTTTGGTCTAATATTATTTTACAATTAGGGACATCTTTAACTAAGATGAATTCTTCGCCATTAGTTCTATGTTCCGGAACCGTAACTGTTTGAATAGGGTTAGTTGTGTTTAAATTGGACATTGAGCCAAATAATTTGTTCCCAATTTTTGTTCTTGTTATAAATGTCATATAAATTAAATTACGTATATTTGTCTTGGCATTGCTCTGAACTTTAACTGTTTGTTTAAGTTCTCTGCGATTAATGCCTCTCGTTCCATTACTTTTTCAGGTTTTAATCTTGTTAACCTACCTTCAGCACCAATCAATTCTTCAATTAATTTAGTCTTTTCATCTTTAGCTTCTGTCGCTAATGATTGATAGTCCATTGTTAACTCGCTATCAGGTGTTTTAACATTACCACTAAATTTACCACGAACTCTCGCTAAAGTTTCTTTAACATAAGCGGTAAACCAACGACGAATCCAAACTTGAGCGGGGTTATTTAAATCTACCCAATCAATTCCTTCTAACGGAACATCTGAAGGTAATTTAATAATGTCCGGATTTGATTTTAAACATTTGTCTCTATCTGCAGGACCTACGTCATAATACCAATACCAAACTTTACCTCTTTTCATTGTTGCACTACCAAAGTCAAATTTACCACCGGGAACTTGCATTAAATGTAACGCCTTTTTACCTTCAGGTAAAGCTGTAATTCTATAAGTTAAATCACCGGCAATAATTCTTCGTTGAATATTATTCTCTTGCATTCTCAATAACATATCAAACGCTGGCATCATAAACATTGAACCTGACATACCCATCTGAGCAAACCCACCCGGTCCACCAATACCACCGGCACCCAATGAACCAAAAGTCCAAGGGTCTAATAACATACTATTAAGTTCTGCGGGTGTATACCACATAACTTCATTGATTTCTCTATTAGCAGGGATTTCATAAATTTGTTGATGAGCAACTAAATCAATATAATCTTTTTTAAGTTCCCAATCACCACCGGCTTGTAATCCAACAATTTTTGAATAAGCGTAAGTGTATCGAGTTTCATAGTCTAAACTTTTAGTTATGAATGCTCTTGATAATGATTGAGTATCTAAGTTAAGATTATATAGGGATGTCCATTGGGATTCAATTAACCAATCTTGAACATATTGGGAATAATCACTAATTGACAATTCCATTAAACTATCCATCATTTCGTCTTCGATTTCAATCGAACGAAGTGGTGCACCCAATAAGTGTTTGATTCGTGTGTAAAGTTGGGTTCTTTCCGGTTCTGCAATTCCAGCCATATAGATTTGTGTTTCTATATAAATATCAGCTAAGAGTATAAATTAAATTTTCTTCAGGGAAAACAAAATTACCACCCCATATTTTACCGTTTTTATTGTTAAATATCAGGATTTCTTTGTTGTTTTTGGCAAATATCAACCAATCGGTATTATATCTTTTAACATTTCCTGAACCCATAACAATAGTGTTACCGTCTTCAGTTTTGGTATTTGTGAATGGTTTAATTTGTGCGGTTTTTCTCTCACCATCAATAATTATTTCACAATCAATTCCACCAATCATATCTTCACTACTACCAAGTTTACCAACAGCATTTACATTATCTTTACCAAATTGTTTTTTAAGGATTTCGACCGTAGTGTCTTCTCGTTTTTGACCCCAAGCGTGGGTTTGTCCTAAAACCATCATAAGAGATTGGAATGTTGATGACTCGGGATTAAAAATTCTGTCTTTATAATCATCAATAACGTTAACAAAACGTTTAACTTGGTTTAATTGTTCAAATGAGTCTGAGTTTTGAAACGATATTGGTTGTTGTTTTTGAGATAATAAAACTTTATTAACATCTCTAAGTAACACACAAAAACAACTATAGTTTGTGTTTAATTTGTTTATTACTGAACGACCCTCTTGTTCTAAATCGTATATTCCGGACATCTCCCCTTCACCATATTTACCTTTTGCGTAATAATTGTTAGGGAACACTTCTCTTAATATATGGTTGATTGAGTTTTTAAACGACTCTTTCACTCTTGGGTTTGTGTTGAATACTTGTCTAATTTCTTCAACTTTAGATGGTGAGCATTTTTCTGCTTTTGATTCTGATAAAACTAATGATATTTTTCTGTCCGTTTCGTTTTTGTTAATCTCTTGAATTAATAGATTAACCTTGTTTTCTGTATTTTTCATATAGGCTTGTTTATTACGATAAATATCTAAACAACCGAATTAACCCCGGTTGTTTATTTTATTCATAAGTTCTCCGATAAAATCTCCACTTTCAGAGATATTGTCCCCCATCACGGTTCCAATGTTTTGTTTCTTTTGATTTACCATATCGTAAATAATTCCTTCAATTGAGTTATCAAATATTGGGTAGTAAACTGATACCGAATTTTTTTGTCCGTATCTGTATGCTCTGTCTTCTGCTTGAGCTAAGTCACCCGGAACAAATGATAAGTCATTAATGATTACTGCTTCAGCGGCGGTTAATGTGATACCTACACCGGCAGCTTTTACGTTACCAACAAAGACTTTAATCTTTTCATTATCTTGGAATTGGTCAACAGCATATTGTCGTTGAGGTTTTGATGTTGAACCATCTAATCTAACCGCTTGTTTTCCAAAATGGTCGGCAATTCTGTTTAATGTTTCAGTAAAGTTGGTAAAGATAATAACTTTTTTGTCTTGTTCCAAAATATTTTCAGCTAATTCTATAGTATCTTTTATTTTTTCTTCAGCAATTACCTGACGAACTTTCATTAACTTACTGAATTGAACCGTCAAAGATGTTGACTCATCGGGATTCTTATTATACCAATCATAGTATTCCCCCATCAACCCTTCATAAAGTTTTGACTTTAATCTTAGATAAACCGGTGTAATAATTTTCTCAGGTAAATCTAACACTTCCGTTTTCAACCTACGTAAAACTTGTCTTGAGGTTCTGTCTCTTAATTCTTCCAAATTGGATGCTCCGGTTACATTCCATATTTTACGAGTTCCTGCGGTGAATTGGTAACCTTGACAATATCTAATAGCGTAAGCCATCCAATTCTGAGCCACCGGACTCTCAATAAGAGCCAATAAGTTAAAATAATTCATTGGACGGTTAGTCATCGGTGTCCCGGTTAATAACCACACTCTTTCACAACTTTTAGAAAAACTATTAACAAGTTTGGTTCTTGCGGCTTGTCCATTACTCACATAATGAGCCTCATCCAAAATAATTAAATCAAAATTTCCTTGTGTTATTAAAGATTCTGATTTACCTTTCAAATCGTAGAAGTTTTTAAGAATATCGTAATTTACAATAACAAAATCGTGTTCTATTGAAAAATTCTTACCTTCAGAGATATAAACACTTCTATCGGTATAGTTCTCAATTTCTCTTTGCCAGTTAATTTTAAGAGATGCCGGACAAACAATTAATATTTTCTTTGCACCCGTCTCTAAAGCGGCGATAATGGTTGCGGTGGTTTTACCTAATCCCATATCATCGGCAAGAATAAACCTTTTAGAACCGGCAAGTTTTTCGATAGCTTCTTTTTGATGTTCTAATGGTGGACGATTAGAGTATTTTGAATAATCTACCACAATATTCTTAATTGTGTGTGTTTTAATCAAAGCACCTTTAGGTAACCAAAAATCGTGGATTGTTTCAGATTCTAAAACTTTTCCCCAAACGTGGTAGGATTTTTCTTTCTCAACTAATAGCTTTTCCACCCATACCTGTTCGGGGATTTTAAGTAATAATTTTTCATCAGCAATTTTTTTGGCAAAGTAGGGGTCTAAATCAACCCATCTTTTGGCTACCTTTGGTGTTACTTCGTTAAAATTTATTATGTAGTCAGATTGTGCCCGAGTCGGGAAGAATCTTTTGTTAGTTTCCTTTTGGAATTTTAATTTTAGGATATAGTTATTTGCCCCCTGATAAGTTTCAAGGATAGATATCGCTCGTTGTTCTATTGTTAAATTAGAATTTTCAGATGTATTGTTTTCCAAATTTAATCTTTTAGTAGAAATATAACACATTTTATAATATTTATCAATATGAACAACAAACCAATAAATCTTGACCGGGATACAAAGTTAATTAGACGATATCTAAATATATCAAAACCTGAAGGGGTCTCAAAGATTGCGTTTGAAATAACTCCCGTAGGAGATGAGAGCGAATATTATATGAAAATAACTTATGTTGTTCCTGATGATAGTAAATATTTGAAAGCTAACGACAAAAATTTAATTCCTGTTCGTTACAGAGACGAATGGAATCATCATATAACAAAAGATTTAAAAGATTATTTTGGATTAAAAGTGTATATCAACCAATCCGGAACAAGAAACGAAAATTTTTATAATAGATAAAAACAATATGGATAATAAAGTACCAATTACAAGGATAGGTAAGTTCTTTGGAGCGGAGGATTTCAAGTTAGAACAAGACTTTGGGACCGAATGGTTACACGGGGATATGAACTTTACATTAGTTCTATATCGTGTTGATAGATATAAGACCAAAACGGACGATGTTTATGGTGAGACGGTATCTGACGGTATCAAATTTTTACCACCGGTGGAGTTCAAAGGATATGTTCAAATTATGGCCCCTGAGAACAAATATTTAGGTAATTCTAAAATTGACCAAATGGAGCCGGGTAATATGAAAGTATCTGTTTATCAAAGAGATTTGGATGAGTTAGAGGTGGAGATTAGTTATGGTGATTATATCGGATACTACGAAACAGAAGACAAAGTAAGATATTACACGGTTAATAATGATGGAAGGGTTACTTCTGACAACAAACATACTTTGGGTGGATACAAACCATTCTATAGAACAATTATGGCGTCACCGGTTACAAATAACGAATTTAGAGGGTTATAATGAAAGTATTAATAACAGAAAATAAATTATTTGATTCAATATATTCATATATCGAAGGAGATTTTAATAAAGACGATATTCATTGGACTTATGGTATGGATGACGGTGAGGATGGTGATTTAGTTGATTATAATGAAAATGAAAACTTATTAATTTTCTATAATGGAGATTGGGAAGGTGAAGAAGATAGTGATGTTATTTTTTATTATTTAGAAGTAGAATATTATAGTGACGAACCATCAGCTAAACCATTTAAAGATGATGCACCAACATTAGATGTAACAGGTGAATATTCCGAACATTTAGACTCTATGTTTGGTAACCATTGGAAGGGACCAATGAAAAAATGGTTTCAAGATAATTTTAATTTACCCGTTAAAACGGTAACAACATATTACTAATAATGAAAGTATTAATAACAGAATCACAAGCAAACAGAATCTTTGAAGATGTTTCAAATGATGAAGAAAAGGATTACATCGGTAAAAAAGTTATGATTTATTATAATCTACATAAACACACTTTTTCAATAATATATAAAGGTTTAGTTGTTAATCATTCTGATTACGTCAAACTAAGTGATGTTGAGTTTAGAGTTAGACCGGGAGGAAGAGAAAAGGTAATAAAAGAGAAAAGAAAGAATGTTCATTCATTTGTGATTGGAACATTGATGGATTATTGTAAATATCCTTGTGAAAACCTACCAACCGAACCAAATAGTAATATTGTGACTTACAACCCATACAAATACAACTCTTACGTTATGAAAGACACCGAAGAACCTATATATAGAGCCGGTGAGGTAGAAATGATAAATTCAAGAAACAAAATATTTATAACAAAACAATAAAATGGGTTTACCAAGTAAAATAAAGAAAAATATACCACTAACGGAGTCCAAAACTCTTTTACCAAGAAGAGAAGAACTTTTGGATAAAATCAATAAAGACGGAACTTATCTTCCAAAATCTTTATTGCATGCCGATTTAGATAGAGGTTTTTTAGATTTTGTTAGAGATGATTTAAAAGTGGTGGTTGAGGGTAAAACAATACCAACCGTTGATATTATTGTTACCACACAAAATTGGGCTCAGTTTACTGAAACTTGGAATTTCCAAAATATTGATAAAAACACGGAACCTCCTTTTATTACAACAATTAGAATCCCGGAGGTTAAATTTGGGACTAACCCGGCTCTTATGTATAATATTCCAAATAGAAGACAATATTTTTACGCTCAAGTACCTACTTGGGATGGACAAAGAAATGGGATGGATGTTTATACAATACCTCAACCCGTTCCGGTTGATATAACATATTCTGTTAAAATTATTTGTAACAGAATGAGAGAGTTAAATAAACTTAATCAGTTTATTTTAGAAAAATTTGCATCAAGACAAGCCTATGCGGTAATCAAAGGACATTACATTCCAATTGTTATGGGTGCGATTACTGATGAATCTGTTGTTGATGTTGAGAAAAGAAAATACTACATACAAAGTTATGAATTTACAATGTTAGGGTTTTTAATTGATGAAGATGAGTTTGAAGTTTCCCCGGCAATAACAAGAGTTTTACAAGTTGTTGAAATAGAAAAAAAAACAACTAAGCGTGGTCGGAAACAAAATGACGAAACCGGTCTTGGTAGTCAAGCATTGTTTGTTGTTGGTAATAATACGTTAACACAATTGTTTAGTTACATTGTTGATATTAAAATTGGTGAAACAATAAATGTTGAATCATTTGATGTGTATATCAATGATGATTACTATGGTTCTGATTTAGAGTTAATACAAATTAACTCCGGAGACGTATTAAGGTTAAATATTGTTAAGAAAGATGACTCATTAGAATCAACAATTCAATTTATTGATAAGATACTTTAGTCTTCCCCATAGATATCTTTAGTCGGTTTACATTTTTCAATAATAAGTCTTTCTAAGAACCGATACATTTTAATACCTTTCTTTTCACAGTAAGTTTTAAGAATCTCGTGTGTCTCCACCGATATCTTTAAATTTTTAATCTTTTTGATGTCTTTATCCATAAGTAGAAAAAAGGTAGAAAATAATCTCCCTAAAATATAAATAGTTGCTACGAAGTAAAGTATTTTGATTTTTTTTTAATATTTATATATAAATAAAATTATAAACAAAACAAACTAATGGCAACAAACAGCAAAGTATTCGTATCTCCCGGGGTATATACTTCCGAAGTTGATTTAAGTTTCGTAGCACAAAGTGTGGGGGTAACCACATTAGGTATTGTTGGTGAAACACAAAAAGGACCAGCATTCGAACCTATCTTTATACGAAATTTCGATGAATTCTCAACTTTTTTTGGAGGAACATCCCCTGAAAAGTTTATTAATACACAAATACCGAAGTATGAAGCTTCGTATATCGCAAAATCTTATTTACAACAATCAAATCAATTGTTTGTTACAAGAATTTTGGGATTGTCAGGATATGACGCGGGACCATCTTGGTCTTTTAGAACGATAGCGAATGTTGATAAAACAACAGTTGATTTTGACTGTTCAGGTAGTACATATGATTTTACATCATGTGAATCTATATGTACAGGATATACGGAATATTCATTCACATTACCGTTTACCGGATGTAATAATGATATAAGTTCAGTTGTCTTTGGTGCATTTACAGGTGATGAATCGATAATAACAAATAAATTTAATGAAACTTATGAAAATTTTAACGGAACATCGTCAACAATAATTTCAGATTTCCAACAACAAGTTTTCAATGTTATTGTTTCCTCAACAACTTTATCAACTTCAGCAACCTCATTATACTGTTATGGTACAATATTAGGTGATGATTACGATAATTTAGTTTCAATAGGTTATACAAACGTAACAAACGTATTCGACGTAAACAATGTTGATTCACATTTAGCTGATTATACTGCTCCAGAGAATGACCCTTGGTATTACGCATTATTTGATAATAATAATGGTAGTTATACAGGTAGTTCTTACTATACGGTAATCGATACTCTTGGACAAAGTTCTACATCATCAAATTGTTCATCTTTCTATTCATTTAGTGTTCTTGGTGTTGCAGGAAGTATTAATTACAATAACAGCACAATTAGTGTTGTTTTACCTTTTGCGACTTTTTCAGGAACAAATTTATCAACTATTGTTCCAACGTTTAGTGCTTGTTGTACAGGTGTAACGGTAAATTTATCAGCACAAACTAGTAATGTATCGGTTGTTAATTTTTCAACAGGTGCTGTTACATATCTTTTAATACCTAACGATGGTAGTTCAACAGGAACATCTTTTAACGTAACCGTTGAAATACAAAATCCTTGTAACCCACTAACATCAGGTAATACTGGAAACTATACTTCAGGTTCAATTAAAACTTGTTATACGGGTAGTGTTAGAGGTTCTGTTTATGTTTATACAGGAACATCTTATACAGACTTTGACGATTTAATTCTTGCAACACTTCGTTCAAGAGGTATTGCGACTTATGGTGCGGGTAGTGATGGACCAACTTATCAAGTAAATGATGTGACCGATGTAACAATGAATTGTACAGGTGGATACTCAAGTATTGGTAAAAATCCTTATTCTGAATTTGGTTTAAACATAACTGATAAGGATAATAATACATTTTTCTTTGAAACCTCATTTAGTGAGTCAGATTCTAAATATTTACCAAAAGTATTTGGTTCTTCAAACTTTGCAAAACCAAGAACTACGGTTCCATTATTTGTAGAAGAGAGATTTCAAACATTATTAAACTATGGTTATAATAAAGGTTATATTAGAGGTATTAATTGTAATTTAGTTGGATTACCAAGAGCTAATAACAGTAATAACGATATGTCTTCGATAGCGTTTTATTTAGAAAAATACCAAACACCGTCTTCCCCTTGGGTTGTATCTGAATTAAGAGGTAGTAAAGTATACAATCTATTCAGATTCACAACAGTTTCTGATGGTGATGACGCTAACACTGAGGTTAAAATTTCAATAGCAAATATGTCATTTGGTAATTTAACTTTTGATATTTTAGTTAGAGATTTTTATGACACAGATAATAATCCTGTTGTTATTGAGAAATTCACAAATTGTTCGATGAATCCTCAGGATAATGCGTTTGTTGGACAAAAAATTGGTACTGCCGATGGAGAATACGCGTTGAACTCAAAATACATTATGGTTGAGATGAATGAGGACGCACCGATTGATGCGTTACCTTGTGGTTTCCAAGGATTTAGATTTAGAAATTACGCAACTTCTAGACCACCGTTCCCAATTTATAAAACTAAATATGATTACCCTGGAGAGGTTGTATTTGACCCACCATTTGGATTAAGTTCAGGTTCTAACTTGGCAATCCAAAGTCCGGGCGATAATGTTCGTAGAACTTACTTAGGTATTTCTACAGGATATGGTGCAGGATATGACCCTGATTTCTTCCAATATAAAGGTAAACAATTACCATTAGATTTATGTACAGCTGTGGAAGGGAATGATTGGACATATAAAACAAGAGGATTCCATATGGATGTTAACGCATCATCAATTGTTTATCCGGGAACATCTAACCCAGAATTCTTTGTTGGTGACGCACCATTTACATCAGACCCTGATAGTGAAGTTAGTCCTTATTACAGAATTTATTCACGTAAATTCTCATTATTAGTTCAAGGAGGATTTGATGGTTGGGATATCTATAGAGAATCTAGAACAAATACCGACACATTTAAATTAGGTAGAAGAGGTTACTTAAACGGGGCTTGTACAAGTATACAATATCCAACGGCAACAGGATGGGGAGCATTCAAGAAAATTACTGTTGGAAAAAATAATGTTGATTGGGCAAACACCGATTATTACGCTTACTTATTAGGACAACAAACATTCTCTAATCCTGAGGCGGTGAATATTAACTTATTTGTTACTCCGGGTATTGATTATGTTAATAATTCTGATTTAGTTGAAGATGCGATTGAGATGATTGAATTTAACAGAGCTGACTCATTATACGTTTGTACAACACCGGATATTGATTTGTTTATGCCAACAGTAAACTTGGCAACTGATTTAATTTACCCTCAAGAGGCAATAAATAACTTAGAAACTACAGGAGTCGACTCTAACTATACCGCAACATACTACCCTTGGGTATTAACAAGAGATAGTGTTAACAATACACAAATCTACTTACCACCAACGGCAGAAGTTGTTAGAAACTTAGCGTTAACCGACAACATCGCTTTCCCTTGGTTCGCGGCGGCAGGTTACACAAGAGGTATCGTAAACGCAATCAAAGCGAGAAAGAAACTTACTCAAGAAGATAGAGACACCCTTTACCAAGGACGTATCAATCCAATTGCAACTTTCTCTGATGTTGGGACGGTAATTTGGGGTAATAAAACACTACAAGTGGCTCAATCGGCACTTGATAGAATAAACGTAAGAAGATTATTACTTCAAGCTCGTAAATTGATTTCAGCGGTATCTGTAAGATTATTGTTTGAACAAAACGACCAAAAAGTAAGACAAGACTTCTTAGACGCGGTTAACCCTATCTTGGATGCTATTAGAAGAGACAGAGGTTTATATGATTTCCGAGTTACAGTATCATCAGACACTGCTGATTTAGATAGAAATCAAATGACTGGTAAGATTTACATCAAACCAACCAAATCGTTAGAATTTATAGACATTACGTTCTATATTACTCCAACCGGAGCTTCTTTCGAGAATATATAATAAAGAAAAGTTAGGTATATTGAATATTATTTGTATTTTTGTACCATATTAACATTAATTGTGACTCATTATTATAGTGGGTCACAATTAAACTTTAAATTAAAACTATGTTAAAAATAAAATTAAAAGAAGGTATTGATGATTATGGAACCCCTAATGAAAAGTATTACGCTTTTGATTGGGATGATAATATAGTTACAATGCCCACTAAAATCATTCTTAAAGATGAAGATGGTGATGAAGTAGGAATGTCAACAGAAGACTTTGCAGAATATAGAGATATAATAGGTAAAGAACCATTTGATTTTGACGGTCATACTATTGTTGGTTATGGTGAAGACCCATATAGATATTTTAGAATAACTGGTGATAAACAGTTTATTGTTGAGGCAATGGTTGCTAAACCGGGTCCGGCTTGGCCTGATTTTGTTGAGGCAATTAATAATGGTTCAATATTTGCTATTGTTACAGCGAGAGGTCATACCCCATCGGTAATTAAAGAGGCTTGTTACAATTACATCGCCTCAAACTATAATGGTATAGACTCATCAGAATTGATTAAAAATTTAGAAAAATTCCGTGATTTAGCAGACCAAGAAACTATTTCTAAAAGAGAAATGATTCGAGAATATTTGGACTTATGTAGATTTTATCCAGTAAGTTTTGGTGAAGGTTCAGCGTCTAGTCCAGAAGAAGGAAAAATTAAGGCTTTAAGAGAATTTGTTGGTTATGTTAAACACATCTCAAATGAATTACAAAAAAAGGCATTTTTAAAAAATAGGATAAGTAATTATTTTGTTCCAAAAATAGGTTTCTCTGACGACGACATAAAAAATGTGGATGTAGTTAAAAAACATTTTGAGCAAGACCCAGAAAATATTATTAAAACTTATTCTACAGCAGGAGGAATTAAAAAAGAATATTAATATTAAACTAGTAAATAAAAATTATTAAATAAACTATTAAATAAAAACTAGGATTTCTAGAATGATAAATAATTTATTTATAAAAGTCAAGTGAAAAAAAAACTAATGTGTAATATTTATAATAAACAATATGTAAAATACAAAAATAAAAATTAAAAAACAAATAGAAAATGGCTGATTTATTAATGAAAATGCCCATCCCGTATGAACCAAAAAGACAAAATAGGTTTATTGTACGATTTCCATCTACATTAGGGATTAACGAATGGTTCGTAGAATCTGCAGCCAGACCACATATAACAGTTAAAGACGTTGAGATACCTTTTTTAAATACTTCAACGTATGTTGCTGGTAGATTTACTTGGGGAACGATTGCGGTTAAATTTAGAGACCCAATTGGACCTTCAGCGTCACAAGCATTAATGGAATGGGTACGTTTATGTGCTGAGTCTGTAACTGGTCGTATGGGATATGCTGCGGGATACAAGAAAAACATTGACCTTGAAATGTTAGACCCGACAGGTGTTGTTGTGGAAAAATGGATTTTGGAAGGTTCTTGGTTAAGTGATGTTAACTTTGATTCATTAGCTTATAGTCAAGATGCTTTGGCAACTATTTCAGCTACTATTCGTATGGATAGATGTGTGTTAGTTTACTAATTTATTCAAATAAAACATATTCAACCCTACATTTAATTATGTGGGGTTTTTTGTTTATATAAAAAAAAGATATCCTATTATTTATAATAAAAACAAAATTATATGGAACAAAATTTAATAGACGCTGGAACACAAAATTTCAGTTTACCACACGATGTGGTTCAATTACCGACAGGTGGTATTTTTTATAAATCAAAAAAGAAAGCTGTTAAAGTTGGTTATTTAACCGCAAACGATGAAAATTATTTAATTGGTTCTGGTCGTGGTACTGAAAATATTATTTTAACATTACTGAGAAATAAAATGTACGAACACGATTTACGTCCCGAGGAACTTTTAGATGGTGATGTTGAGGCAATTTTAATATTTTTAAGAAATACGTCTTTTGGTTCAGAATATAGTATTAATTTAATTGACCCAAAAACTAACAAGCCATTTGTGGGTACTGTTGTCTTGGATGAATTAAATATTAGAAAAACTGAGGTTAAACCAGATGAAGATGGTACATTTACGACTAAATTACCAAAGACTGGTATTACAGTTAAATTAAAACCAACCACATTTTATGATACCATTGAGTTAGAAAAAATGGTTGCACAATATCCGGTTGGTAGACAAGCACCTAATATTACTTGGAAATTGATGAAACACGTTGTTGAGATTGATGGGGATAGTGATAGGTCAAAAATCAGTTTATTTGTTGATTCATTACCAATTATGGATTCTAAGTACATAAGAAATTTTTTAAGAGAAAATGAGCCGTCATTGGACTTAAAAAGAAGTGTAATCGCCCCTTCCGGAGAATTGGTTCCTTTCGAGGTATCCTTTGGGGTGGACTTTTTTCGCCCTTTCTTCTAATCATAAACAATTATTAATTGAGGAGTATTTGTATTTAATAAAGTCAGTTAATGTATCGTATTCGGATTTCCACTCAATGCCGACATATGTTAGAAAATATTTAATAAACAGAATAATCGATGATAACACACCAGACTAGTGATTTAAAAACTATGTTTGGTGTATTTATTTATAAACATATTTAACTATGCCACCAGAAGATAAATCACCTATAAAAGGTATTGAAAATATTGTAACATCTAATATCTTACCATCAAAGATAGCTGAAATTGTGCTGACTCTCGATGAGGCGGCGGCATCAATGCTTAAACAATTCGGACAAGGTCAAGCTATGGCTGACCTATTACGTGGTAGTATGGCCGATTCAGTTACCTCGGTACGAAGATTAGGTGGGGATATTGAAGATGTTCTTAATGTACAAGAGGCGGCGTCAAGACAATTAGGTAGGAATATCATATTATCTGAAGAAACAACTAAAGATTTGTATGCAACGATGAAAGTTACCGGACAAGAGGTTAGTTCAATTGTTGAAAATATGGCAAATGCCGGTATTTCATCAGGAAAAGCAACAGAAGAAATGAAAAAAGTTGTGGATGTTGCTAGACAATCGGGGGTTAACGCACAGTTAGTTTCAGAAAAAGTTTTAACCAATATGGAAGCTCTTAACAAATATAATTTTGAAGGTGGTGTGCAAGGGTTGGCTAAAATGGCGGCACAAGCGACATCGTTAAGAATTGATATGTCTCAAACTTTAGAGTTTGCCGAAAAAGTTTTTAATCCTGAAGGGGCAATTGAAGTTGCGGCTGCGATGCAAAGATTAGGTGTTTCCCAAAGTTCATTATTAGACCCATTAAAATTAATGGATTTATCACAAAATGACCCGGCTGAATTACAAAATCAAATTGCGGAAATGAGTAAACAATTTGTTCAATTAGGTAAAGATGGACATTTTGAGATTATGCCGGGGGCAAAACGTCAATTAAGAGAAGTCGAACAAGCTATGGGGTTAACTAGTGGTACTTTAGCTAAAATGGCTTTAGGTAGTGCTGATTTAGACAAGAAGTTAAAAGAAATCAGTTTCCCAAGTACGTTTAGTGAGGACGATAGAAAAATGATTGCCAATATGGCAGAAATGGGTTCAGGGGGGACTTATCAGATAAAAACTGCGTCAGGTGATATGAAAGACGTTGATAAATTATCAGGTCTTGAGTTAGAGGCTATTAAAACAATGGCAAATACAGCTCCTCCAACAATGGAGGAATTAGCTAAACAACAATTAAGTGCTACACAAGCTATTTCCGCGGCAATTATGTCATTATCGGATAGAACAGGGTTAGGCGTTGCAAAATCCCAAGCCGGAGGAACATCAATTACTGCTCTTCGTGGTATTGCAGCGGCGGCAGAATCTATCCCAGGTGAATCACTTGAATCGAAAAATATTGCAAAAGGAATAGATAAATTTACTGGAACATTAAATGAGGCAATTGCTCAATACGCTAATAGTGGGACAGTATCCGCGGGTTTAGGGAATGTAATGAGTGAATTTGGTAGTTTTATTAAAACTGAAATGATAACATCATTTTCAAATGTTAAAATACAGGCGGATAAATTAAGCGATGATTTTCCAGTTATTGGTAATTTAATTAAATCCGTAGAACGAATAATGGGAGTACCCCTTTCACCAGCGGCATCAACAATACCAAGTACCAATGTTGGTACTAGTAGTGTGAGTGGTTCTCAATCATCAAGTACTCCATCAAAATTTGAAATAACTCATAATTTAAATGTTAAAGTAGATTCTAACTCGGCAAATTTTGACGCAAAACAAGCTGAGGCAATATTCAAAAGTCCGGAGTTTATGGAAAAAATGACCGTTAGTCTTAGAGATGGGATGTCTAAGATGATACCTGGTAAAAATGAACAACTTCGTAATCCGGGGATAAGTTAAAAATAGGTTATTAATCTATTTATTATAAAAGAAAAAAACATATGTCAAATAGTACATTATCATTTACTTCATCATCTTCGTTTAGAGATATTTTATTAGCTAGAAATTTATCACCATATAGTGTTACTGGTGTTTATAGTCCGACTGTATCGGGTATTAATGCCGAAGTGTCTTTAAGTAATTTTAGTGTTATTGATTCACCAAATGAATTAATCGCTAACGACCCATTTGCGTCACTATTATATCCATTAAACGAATACGGACCAACAGGTGGTTATGATTTAAATATTAATTATAATGGTGTTCTACTTCCGGTTAATTCAAATCAAGGGGAGTACGGACCAAATGATACCGTATTAGATTTAGTTAATGAATTTTTTATTGATGCTGCATATATTGACAACTACTATGGTCCGGTAGGGGGTTTTAATGATATGTATGGGGTTACTACTCAGATATTAGGTCAACCAATACATCAACCTTATTTACCGACAACATTTATTGCGTCATCATATTCACCATATGGTATTTTATTATCAACAAATCCAACAGGTAGTGATGGTTCATTATCTCAGGATTCTTATTTAGCGAGATTAGGTGCAACATATTTAAATCGGTTATTTCAAGATAGAATTAATCGACAAATCTTCATTAACACTGTTGGACAGGTTAATTTACAATCATTACAAGACCCTTTTGAAGCTAGTTTAATAGTTACCGGACAAGAACCTTTAATTTATAAAAATTGGAAAATTACATCACCGGAAGACCCTATTACAGCGGCGGCCGACTTAATTACAAGGTTAGGTGGGGCTTATTGGCCTGTTTCTTTAATCCCTGGTGATTATTTTACAGATAATACTCGAAACGGTCAGACACAACAAACATCAAATGCTTTAAATGTTGTTAATCAATTAACCGGTGGATTTTTAGGACCAATATTAAATAGTAAAAGAAATCCTTCCGAAATATTCTTGGCAAATACCGGAAACGGACAAAGGTCAGTATTATTTAAAAATATTAATTATAACCGTTATCAACCAAACTATAAAAAAGATTATGGTGGGTTACTAGGTATTGGACAGGCTATTGTTAGTTTAATAAACCCTGATAATGGAACATTAGTTGGTGGTTATTATGTTGGCAGTAGAAACTCTGAACCATCTACAATAACATCACCACCAAATCAAGTTCCGGTTAATGCTTTCGGTCAACAAGAACAAGTTCCAGTTTATGGTCCTTCTGAAATGGGTATTTTATTTGAAGGTAATCAAGATACTCTTAAATTTGGTCTTGCGGCAAAATCATTAAGTGATGGTGGTGGTATTGACGGGCAATTTGTTTGGACTTCACCAAAATATAAACCAAACGCTGGTTTTCACGCAACACCGGGTGGAGGTTCAGGTTCGGCAGATTCTGAATATAATTTAATTAGTAGCAATTATCTTAAAGATGAATCGACAAATTTTGTCTTTAAATCTACATCAATCTTAGATGAGACACAAAGATTAGTTAATTCAGCTGATAACGTCCAAGGTATTTCAAGATTAAAACACGTTGGTAACGCGATTAATCAGGTAAGTAAAGTATTTCACGATGGATATAAAGAAATGACAAAAGGTTCTCAGGTTGTGTCGTATACAGACCAAACAACGGGAGGTGAAGCTGGTATAGAGTATTGTCGAGTATTTACTAAGGATACACCATATTACACTTATAATGATTTACAAAAAACAGATGGTATTACAACATCAGGTAGAAAATTTACAAGTTCGGTGTTTGATAACACTTTTAATTTAAACATCTCACCTACAAGAAATCCGGGGTCAACAAATATTATTGCTGATGGTCCTAATGGTATTGGTGGGTATGCTAAAAAATATATGTTCTCAATTGAGAATTTGGCTTGGAGAACATCAAGTAAACAAGGGTATACTTATGACGAATTACCGGTTTGTGAAAAAGGTCCAAATGGTGGTAGAGTTATGTGGTTCCCACCATATGATATAAAATTTAACGATACTAGTAGTGCTAACTGGGCTGAAACATCATTTTTGGGTCGACCTGAACCGATATATACATATAAAGATACTAAAAGAACCGGAACTTTAAGTTGGAAAATAATTGTTGACCATCCTTCGGTTATGAATACTATTGTTGAAAAACAATTGAAAGGTCAAAATAAAGAAAGAATTAATTCAATTATAGATTCGTTTTTTGCGGGATGTGTTAAATATGATATTTATGAATTAGCTAAAAAGTTTAATACTGTTCCAACAAAAGATTTATATACTTACCAACAGATATTAAATAATCCTAATTTGGATACAAATACTGCGAAAGACGTTATTAATAGTGTCCAAGGAACACCTATTATTACAAAGGCTGGTACGCCAGGAACATCGGCTGTTATAACAAATATTGAATTATCGACTGTTGATTTAAGTAAATATAATAATTTAGGTTTCTATTTTGATAATGATATACCGGGACCATCAAATAAGACAAATCCAAATCCTAATTCAACATATAAAGCTGATTATGACAACTATGTTAGTAGTATGAATCAAGACCAATATGTTGCAATATCGAGTAATACATTTAGTCCTCCAAGTATTAATTTAAACGTAAAACCATTTTTTACTAATGTTGTCATTGATAATTTTAATCAAATTAATAATGGTTTTGTTGAGGATGCTTTCAAAATATTAAGTGAAAAAACAGGGGTTATCCAAGTAACTTTAACTAGTTCCGCGTCTGCTCCGGCAAATAAGGATTATAATGTTACATTATCTATAAGAAGAAAAAATTCTGTTGTTGAATATTTAAAAACAACTAAATTAGCAAAATTTATAAATGAAGATAAGTCTCTAACATTTGTTGATGTTAACAAAGGTGAGGGTGAAACAGTGTCGTTCCCACAATCAGCGACTGGTGTTTTTGGGGCTTCCGTTAATTGTACTGACGATATTTTATCAAAAACAAATAAAGTTACTAAGGACTCACAATGGTATTCTGTAAGTGCTATGGCTTGTAGAAGAGTTATTTTAAAAGAAATAAAAGTAACCCCAACACCGGTTGATAAACCAGTTGAGCCTATTATAAAAGATGTTATAATACCTGTATCAACAGCCCCAAAACCAAAACCTGTGCCAAGTTATAGAACAGAAAAAACATTAAAAGAAGGAATTAGTAAATTAATTTTGAGAAAACTTCTTTCGGAATGCGATTATTTTGATGTTGTTAAAAAAGAGGTCCCGATGTTATATGATTCTATACAGGAAAAAATTAAATATTTTAACCCTGCGTTTCACTCTATGACACCAGAAGGATTAAACTCTCGATTAACCTTCTTAAATCAATGCGTTCGACCTGGTGAATCAATTCCGGTTATCGGTGATAAAGGACAGATAGTTCAAAACGATGCGTTAAACACCTCATTTGGTGCACCACCTGTGTTAGTATTAAGAATTGGTGATTTTTATAATGGTAAAATTATCCCTAAAAGTGTTGCATTTACTTATGAACCATTGGTTTTTGATTTAAATCCTGAGGGGATTGGAATTCAGCCAATGATAGCAAATGTTACTATGTCATTTGATTTAATTGGGGGTATGGGTCTTGAAAAACCTGTGGAAGAATTACAAAATGCGTTATCATTTAATTACTACGCAAATACTGAAATTTATGATGAGAGAGCTAAATGGACGGATGATAGTTGGAAAAAATTAGATAAAGAATATTTCCAATCTTTAATTGATGACCAACCAACTGTGACCCAAGTTGATAATCAACAATCAAACTCTGCTGGTGAAACTATTGGGCAAATCCAAACAACTATTAATAGTACGAGTGGTCAAACAGGGGATATTACTTATATGAAAATTATGGATAGTTTACTAGATGTCACAAAAGAGTATTATATTAATATTGTAAATCAGGCGGAAACTATGAGTAAATCATATAATGATGGTATTTGGCAATTAATCTCCAAAGAAAGACAATATACGGATGGGTCATTTAAATTTAATATTGATAATTTACCAGCTCCTGTAACAGTTAATATTTTTGGTAAATCTGTCTTTGAAACTAGAATTAATGACTTATTTGATAAAACAATCGAAGATATTGATAATGACACTAATTTTATAATTTTAGGGTTAATTTCTGATAAATTTAATGATGTTACAATTCGAACGGTTAAAACAAATTTAAAAAAATATTTAAACGATTATAAGGCTGACTTTAGTTTTGGGGTTAATTCCATTATTAATAATGTTGTCCAACAACAAGTGGACATGGTTCAAGTATTTAGAAAAATTAATTTTGTAACAACATTATCGGATGGTGTCATTATAGATTTAAAACCTAAAATATATAATATTTCGGGAACAACAGAAGTTAGTCCATTAAGTAATCCATTACCAATTGATACATATGATGAATTATCGAGTGATTATAAATCAGTTTCTAATAACATAATAAAATTTGATGGATTTTTAACGACTAATCAAATTATTTATGACGGATATAATGAACCTGGTGGTTTTAAAGCTTTTGGAACAGAAATTCAAGAATTACCGGATAAAAGATTTTTTATGATTATGGCTCAAATTTTCAATGATAAAGATAAATTTAATACGTTTAAATCGTTAATTATTACAAATGAAATGGATAAATCAACATCAACATTAAAAAGAAAGTTTAACACAATTGTTAATAATTTTGAGGATAAAGTTAAGAATGAATTAAGTGCTGAAGAGGTTTTTTATAAAAAACTTAAAAAAAGTAAAGAATATCGTGATTATCTTGTTGTTGAAAATCTTTATAAAAAAGGTAAGACACGTAAATTTATTTATAATACGGAACCTTCTTCAAGAAACGACGAACAAAGTTCTAATTTAATGTTATTGTATAAAGGTAATAATATTGGAGATAAAACAACTTGGACTGATAAAACTCAATTTAATTAAAAATGAATAATAGACAGAATTATAATAGATATAATGAATTTTTATTAAATGGGGAACAAAGTGTTGTTCCTTATATCTCTATTTCGAGTAAATCGTCAGATAAAAAAGTTATTTACAAGGTAGGTCAATCTAGATTAGATAAAATATCTCAACAATATTATGGTACTCCGACCTTTGGTTGGTTAATACTTGCGGCTAACCCAATTTTTGGAGGTGAGGAATGGTCCATACCGGATGGTGGTATATTGACAATACCATTTCCTTTGGTATCATCTTTACAAGAATATAAATCTCAATTAGAAAATCATTTCTATTATTATGGTAGGTAAACCCGAAAATATATTGGTCGAATTCGACTACAATAATATTACAATTATTGACCCAAACAAAGTTATTGATAGTGATAATAAAGTCAAGGATAGGTTTGTAAAACAAGAAGATTTAGTGATGTATGCTAATCTTGAATGTAATGTCTTACCAAGAACTAAATTAGCTCTTGGTGTGGCAAACAACGATTCTATTAGAACAGTGTCTATTGCTAAAATTAATTTTTTAAAACCTGGTGGTAAGGACTATTTAGATAATTCTTATACGGATGAGATAACCGGTAAAGGTGCGATAAAAGGGGATGGTGTAAATCAACCAACATTCAATAGTGTTACGAATCCCAATAATAGTGATGATTTTTATATTAAACAAACTATTAGTTCAAATGGTAAACCGGGAGCGACAGATAATGGTTTATTAGGAATTACGTCAATTAATATTAGACAAGGATTAGATTTTTTACCGACAATTGATATTAGATTAGTTGATGTAAAAGGACGTGCTTTGTTTGAGGCGGGCGATAATTCACCATACGCAGCCTTTTTTAATTTACCTTATCCATTATTTCATTTAACTATTAAAGGTTATTATGGTAAAGCGGTTAGGTTAGCGTTAATGTTACAAAATTTTACTACAACATATAATACTACTACAGCCAATTTTGATATTGATTTAAAGTTTTATACCTACAAATATACGGTTTTAAGTGATGTAACCATGGGGGCTCTTTTGGCGACACCTCATATGTATCAGTCAAGGTTTAATGTGAGTAAAACTAGTGGTGGCCCAGGTACAACAACACAAACAGAAAGTGTTGTTGTTGAAAGAGGTTATCAAAAAATTAGAGAAATGTATAGTGAGTATAAATCAAAAGGATTAATACCTGATGATTTTCCCGAGATTACGTTAATGCAAATGAAAGATAGAATAGAAAATTTTATTAAGAATGTTCTTGATTCGTTTACTAAACAAAATTTAGACCCACTGACTAATTTAGACACTTATGGAACTTATTTGATGGATTATCAAAAAGAAGTTTTTTATAATGTAAAAACTTCGTGGTTTAATGAATTTATGGATACTGAAAATTATTATATTTTAAATAAATCAGGGACAAAAGTTTATACTTTTAAGAAAAATTTAGACGCTCAAAAGAAAAGTGATGCCATTTCAAAATTAAAAGGAAAAATTGACCAATATAACAAATTATTAAATGAAAATGTTACTTGTGGTAATGTAGATGGTAAAGGTAGTTATACAATTAGTGGTAAAGTGACTAAATGTTCTATCCCTAATAATGTAAAATATGAGACGAAGGGGGTTTTCACAATAGATATTAAATCAAATGATATTAATTTAACCGAAACTTATAAATCACAAAAAAAGAATAGTCAACCAACTCCCGAGGATTTAACAAAATTCCAAGCTGAGTTAGATAATTCAAATCTTTTTAATAATCTTGAAATAACACTTAAAAATGGTGCTAAACAAGTAATCTCACAATATTTTGTGTTTGAAGGTCCCGGGTCATTTATTGATTTAACTGATAAAATGGGTAAAGATTTAAAAACTAATAGAGGGTTAATTGAAGATGAATTAACTAAGGCTTTGGCATCATTATTAGAAAATAAAGATAATGGTATCGGTTTTGTTCCAACAATTAGAAACGTGTTAGCAGTTGTTTTTGCTAATGGTGAGGCGTTTTTACGTTTATTAGATGATGTTCATACAAAGGCTTGGGAACAACGAGATTCTAAAATTAGAAAAGGAGTTATTTTTGATAAACAAATTGCAAATGCAAGTGCTGATAATAAAAGTTCGGGTGACGATAAAAATCAACCTGTATATCCTTGGCCACAAGTTATTAAAGAAACTACGGGAGAAAATGGTCAAGAAAAATATGAGTTAAGATATCCTGGTGATAGTGATATTATCGGTGAAACTAAGGGTTATTTATATGACGTTTGGCCAGAAATAGAATTTGTTGAAGAATTTATTAATGGTATGACACAAAAAACTCCACCACCACCGCCACCAACTAAAACTTCAAATTCCGTAAAAGAACCAAATAGAGTTTCGATGGGGGCAATTGAGTTCCCAATTTCTAATGAGGTTTATGAAAATAAAGTTGTTAGTAAATTCATTTATGAAATTTATGAAAGAGCTTTGTTAACTTCTCATTATTCCAAATTAGATAGAACTAATAATTTAACGTCGGATGCGGATAAAATTTCAAATGTTGTTGGTGAGGGAGAAACGATTAATATCACATATAGTGTGTCTGATAATAGTGATGTTGAATTAATTAAGACTTTAAAAGAATATAATATTACTGCGGATAAATTTGAGGAGGTTTTATTTCATATTTCAAATGAGGGTGCGGGGTCAAGTTGGCAAAATTACATTCGTGGAATTTTTAATACAGGTTATATTAAAAACACGGTTGAAAACGCATCTTTTGAGTTTAAAACTTATGATGAAATAAATGATTCAAAATCACAACCGTTAGTTTCATTAAATAATGAGGCTGATATAATTAATTATGTGTCAACATCAACATCGTCAAATAAATATGATTTTGCGGATATTTATCCATTCACGGATAATTCTTGGGTAAAAGGTAATTTGGCCAATGGTATCGCAACTGATGAAAATTTAGCGTTTAATACAACAAAAACATTATTATATAACCCTAATAAAAAAGTTATTACAAATTTTAGTGAAACACAATCTAAGGATGTTAAAAAACCAATAACAAATTTTGTTTATAAAAATATAGTTACCCCAATTATTGGTAATGATTTAAGAAATTTTTATAGTACTAGAACGTATTCAAATCAATTACCAACAGAGGGTGATGTAAAATATTTAAATTATAGTGGTCTTGTTAGTAGTTTTCAGACAACATCAATTTTAAATACGCCTTATTTTATAAACTCAATTCAAGAAGGTGTTGAAAACTCTAAAAATAATAATGCAAATCCTTATGTTAGTTCGGCATATTTGTTTATTAATAGTTTACCGTTGTCAACATTAAGAGAGAAGTATAAAACATATACAGGTACTGAAACAAACTATTCTGATGAAAGTTTAGATTATATCTTTGCATCTATGAAAAAATTTGCTGCGGTTCATAAAGTACCGTATGCTTGGGTATTAAAAATAGGTTCGATTTGGCATCGTTATAAAAAATACGTTAATACTAATGTTGATATATTAGATAACTCTTGGAAAGATTTTGATTCTAAAAAGAACTATGACCCTGTTAATAATAGTGCGTCAACAGTTTATAACTTTACGATTCCGGGACAAGTATCTCCTACCACAATGGTTTTGGAAACAACAAATATAACCCCAACATTCCCAATGGGTTCTAATAGCGTTCAAACAATAATTAATACAGGGTTTTACCCTAAATTAATTAATGATTTTAATGTTTTTTATCAAGGGTACGATGTTTACAAAGGATATACTAGTTCTGATATCCAAAATGGGTTTAATGAGGGGTTAATTTTAAATTATGTTCCTGAGGCAATTATAAATAATGTTAGTGGTACAACAACTGGAAATAGTAGAACAATATCGGTAATTCCTTGGTCCGTATCTATTGTTGCAGATTATGGTCAATATATTTATATTTTACCTTCTCATGGGTCATTAATTAACCAAACAAAAGATGAATGTTTTGATAAAACAGATAAGTTGGTTTATCCGGTCACCGGTAATACATCAATGTATAATGGTTCTGTTAGGTTATTTTGGGCATCTCCAAATTATGGGTATTTTGATAATGGTAAGGTGTCTAAACCTGAATCAATTCATTATCTAAAACAAATATTTTCGGGTCAGAGTACTCAGGAGAATTTTTCAATTAATGGAACATCAACAAATTATACAAAAATGAGTGAAATATTCTCAGTTTTTGATAGAGACGCTTTGGATAAATTTGAAACAGAATTTTTGAATTTCTCAATATCGGTTTATGATTATGAGGTGGATAAAAATTCGACAGATACTGATACACAAAAATCATTCAAAAATTTCCAATCATTAATGAGGAATATGATGAAAGTTACGAACACAGCGGCAAACAATGACCAATGGGTTCAAAATGTTCAGCAGAAACAATTAACTAACATTTCCAATATAATTTCACAATTTTTAAATTATGATGTTTATTTTAAGTTAGGTAATCCATCTTCATTTAATAAACAATTATTTTATACATTCTCAAATAATCATAGAATAGAAACACCGGTTACGTGGGATTACTATAATTATGTAACTCCAAATTCGTTACCTAATCAAACTACTTTAATAAATTCTCGTTTTCTTTATCCATTAGAATGGAAGGCGTTAGATACTTATGTTGGTTTTTCTGAAATACCTGAATTAACATATAAAGATGGGGGTTCATATATCACTGATTTCTTTATTGATTGTAATGTTGCTTTTGATGTGTATAACATTGAAAAATTGGCGCCAATCATTAAAATATACGCTACTCAAAAATTAAAAGATAACACTTTAAATTACGAAAAGTTTGTTAAATTAATGAATGGTTATTTGGGTAATTTAGATTCGTTTAATGATAGAATTATTACTAATCTTATGATTAAATTACAAAAATCATTACCAGATGTTAATTTTACCCCTCAAATTAAACCTGAAACGGTATTGGAGGGTAAACAAACCAAACTTGAACTATGGGAGTCATTTAAAGCGACTAATGATAAATGGATTTCGGGTATAGACCTTAAAGAAAAAACATTTTTTGAAGATGTTTTATTATTGGATAGGGCTAGTAGAGATGTGGGTAGTTTGATTCTTGTTGATATTGAAAAATTAAAAGATGATTTAACGAATATTAACGTAGCATCAACAATGTTATCATACGTCCAAACTATATTAGTTAGAAATAATTTTGTGGTAATGAATATACCATCATATGTTAATTTTTATAACGTACAAGATGCCGTTAAGAATCCAAAACCAAAACCTGAGGGAACATTAGAATTTGCTAATACTATGTTTGGTACATTTATGAATGTTGATTATAGAAGTTCATCAGCAAAAATGGTTTGTTTTTATGCGGGTAAACCGAGTGAGCAATTAGATTTAAAAGAAAATATTGATTACCGTTATAGAAATGATGCGTTTGATTTACGACGTGTTGATAATCCCTTAGTTGAGAATCAGATAGGTAAAAATGACTGGGATAAATCAAATAAAGTTGTTGGATTTAATGTTGATATTGGAACTCAAAACCAATCAATATTCCAAGGATTTACTGTGGCTCAAAACCCTGGATTAGCAACGGCAGAATCATTAGAAGTTTTAAATAAAATGGCAAACCAATCAAATAATAGAGGTGGTGCAACTCAGAATACGTCTTTATATAATTTATATAAAAATAGAAGTTATTCTTGTACTGTAACTATGATGGGTAATGCTATGATACAACCGACAATGTATTTTAATTTAAGATATGTTCCTATGTTTAGTGGACCTTATATGATACAAAAAGTTAATCATACAATAACTCCGGGTAATTTTGAAACTGTTTTTGAAGGTATTAGACAACCAACAGCGTCTTTACCTAAGGTTGATAATTATATCCAATCACTTAAAACAACGCTATTACAATCAATTCTTGATAAGAATAAAAAAGATAAACAAGAAAAAGAAAGAGCAATTAAATCATCGGTAACAACTGGTTCGACAACAACTAAACAAATTAACGATAAGGTTAATAAGAATACGAAAAAAGAGGCGACAATTCAGAGTAATAGTCAAAAATGTCCACCAAAGAAGGTTAAAAACGATAAGTATGACACATTCACTGTTACTGATAATAAATTAAGTACTAGTGTTACATATAAAGAAGTTATTGATTTAATATCAACAAAAACTGATGGGAAACCTCAAAAACTTAGATATGCGATTTTTGCTAAAATGTTTTTAAGTTCATCTCAAAGTGGTATGTTACAATCACAATCATTTAATTATTCTAATACAGATTTGAATCAAGATTGGGGCCCATCGGTTGAACAGTTTTTCACAACAAAAAAATATTACTGTGGTGAGACAAACACTCCTTTTATGACTTTTACAGATTTAAATCAAAATATTGATTTTTTAATTTCAAGGTTTGACGGTAGAATTGGTAAAATTGATAGTATCACTTCAAGAGACATTACAAAATTCATAATATTATATGGTGATGCGGCAATATCCGAAGATTCGGTTTATGTATCTATGAATTCGACAGATATTATAACTATGGAAGATAGCGTTCAGCAATCTATTAATATTTTTAACACTGTAAGTGGAAATTATAGTAATACCCCAATTCAGTAACATTTACAAATAAACAGATATTTATATATAAAAAAGATTATGGATACAAAATCATTATTAGAAAATTACTTAGGTAAAAAAACTCGTACAACAGAAAAAGATATGGGTAACGGTTCAAAACAAGTGTGTGATTTAGAATCGGGTGATTGTTATACAATTAGAATGAAAGATGGTCTAATTGAAAGAGTTGACAATACAATGAATCAAAATAGAAGGATACAAGTTGAAACAACGACTGGTGTAAAACAATTATTAAACGGATAAAATGAAAAAAATAGATAATAGAATTTTAGAAGAAATTGCTCGATATAATTCGATTAACAGTTATATTGTGGAACAGGATGCTACATTACCACCACCACCGGGAGAAGACCCAAATGCTCTTCCACCAGCACCGGGGGGTGATTTAGGTGCAATGCCTACTGACCCAAATATGGGTGCTCCGGCTCCGGAAGCTCCGGCAGGACCTCAACCTATTGATGTTGCGACTGACCCTGACGTTGAAAAAGTTGGTGATGAAGAAAAAAATGGTTCTACTGAAGAAATGGATATTACGGACTTAGTAAAATCTCAAAAAAACGTTGAACAAAAACAAGAAGAATATTTTGATAACTTATTCCAACATTTAGATAATTTAGAATCTAAGTTAGGTGAGATGGATGGTATTATGACTAAGTTAAATGACTTAGAAATGAAAATTGAGAAATATAGAGAAAAAACACCCCAAGAAAAATTAGAGTTAAGAAGTTTAGACTCAGGACCTTTCAACCAAAAATTGACAGACTTCTTTCAAGATAAGGAAGAAGATATGGAAAAATCGGGAAAAAATGAATATGTGTTAACACAAGATGATGTTGAAGATTATTCACCAAACGAGATTAAAAAAACATTTAGAAATTTTGATGATTCATCGTCTGCATTTCAACAAGTTAGATAATTAAAAGGGTCTTCGGACCCTTTTTTTTCACAAAAAAATTGACAAACCCACGGCTAACACTTATACTTTTATAAACCTTTAAATATTTTAAACACTATGGCGACAAATTCATTAGACGCAGTTTTGGCTCAATACGAGAAAGCAAAACAAGGTAGTACTTCTTCTACCTCAAAATTCACACAAGAAGAAAGAATGAAAAAATACTTTGCGGCAATCCTTCCAGACAAGGAAACTCAAGGTCAAAGAAGATTAAGAATCTTACCAACAACAGATGGTTCGTCACCATTTAAAGAAGTTTGGTACCACGAGATTCAAGTTGATGGGAAATTCCAAAAATTTTATGACCCGGGAAAAAATGACAATGAACGTTCGCCTTTAACTGAGGTTTACGAAGAACTTCGTTCGACAGGTAATGAAAATGATAAAAAATTATCATCTTCTTACTTATCACGTAAATTCTACATTGTTAAAGTTATCGACAGAGATAACGAAGAAGATGGGGTTAAATTTTGGAGATTCAAATCTAACTACAAAAATGAGGGTATCTATGACAAAATCATCCCTATTTACAGAAACAAAGGAGATATTGCTGACCCTGAAAAAGGTAGAGACCTTATCCTTGAATTAACTAAAGCTAAAACTCCAAAAGGAGCGGTTTATACAGTAATTCAAACAGTTATGTATGATGATGCGGCTCCTATCCACGAAAACAAAACAACTGAAAACAGTTGGATTAACGACGAGTTAACTTGGGAAGATGTGTATTCTAAAAAACCGGTTGAGTATTTAGAAGCTATTGCAAGAGGTGAAACTCCAAAATGGAATACTGATAAAGGTGGTTACGATTATGGTAACTCTGAAGTTGGTGAGATGTCATTTGGTGGTTCTAAACCATCTGCTCCGATTGACCCACAAGCGGGTGCTGAAGAGGACGATGATATGCCGTTCTAATCAAATAACTTAGACATAAATATAGGGCACTAAGACATACTTAGTGTCCTACTTGTCTACAAAAACTAAAAAATTAAATTAACATAGATATATGGCGATTAAAAAACACGATTTTAAGTCCATTAAGGACAAATTCTCAACATCAGCAAAGTACAAACCACAAAGTTTTTTTGACTTAGGTCCTGACTTCTTGGATGCGGTTGGATTACCTGGTCCTGCTATAGGGCACTTAAATATGTTCTTGGGTCATTCAGACACAGGAAAAACCACGGCTTTGGTAAAAACTGCTGTTGATGCTCAGAAAAAAGGTATTTTACCGGTATTCATAATTACTGAACAGAAGTGGTCGTTTGAACACGCTAAATTAATGGGGTTTGAATGTGAAGAAGTTGTTGATGAAGAAACTGGAGAATTAGATTGGGATGGATTCTTTATATTTAACAATAATTTTGAATATATTGAACAAATCACTGATTATATAAATTCATTACTTGATGCTCAAGAAAAAGGAGAGTTAGATTACAGTTTATGTATAATGTGGGATAGTGTTGGTAGTGTCCCTTGCAAAATGACTTTTGACGGAAAAGGTGGGAAGCAACACACCGCCGGAGCGTTATCTGATAAAATTGGAATGGGTATAAATCAGAGAATATCAGGTAGCAGAAGGTCAGATTCAAAATATGAAAACACTTTAATTATCGTGAATCAACCTTGGGTGGAGTTACCGGATAATCCATTTGGTCAACCCAAAATTATGGCAAAGGGTGGAAATGCTATTTGGTTAAATTCTTCATTAGTATTTTTATTTGGTAATCAAAAAGGTGCGGGAACAAATAAGATAACTGCTACCAAAGATAAAAGAAGTATCAAATTTGCGATTAGAAGTAAAGTTTCGGTCTTAAAAAATCACATTAACGGATTGGGTTATGAAGATGGTAAGATTATTGTAACCCCACACGGATTTTTAGCAGGTAAAGATTCTACTGAAGAGAAATCAAATATTGAAAAATATAAAAAAGAATATGCTGACTATTGGAAAGAAATAATTGGAACTGATGGTGATTTTGATTTGAAAGAAGAAAAAGAATAAAAAAAGTTGTAATAATTCCACTTTTTTATAATTTGGTGATATTTATTAGTATGGGAAGAAAGAAAAAAGACGAGATAGAAAAAAAAGTTAAAATTGGTGTTTCGGTTGACCCCGAACTACCACAATACTTTAAAGATAAATCTATAAATTTATCTTCCCTTGTTAATAAATTATTAAAAGAATATATTAAAAATGGAAACTAAAGTTTGTACTAAATGTAAGGGAGAAAAAAAAGTTTGTGAATTTGGTAAGTTAAAATCATCAAAGGATGGGTTATTATATTCTTGTAAAGAATGTAATAATAAAAGAAGTGTTAATTATCGTAAAAATAATCCAGAAAAAGTTTTAGAATTAACTAGAAATTGGACTAAAAAAAATCCGGAATGGGTTTATAATCGTCACAAGAAATGGAGAGAAGAAAATCCGCAAAAAGTTAAAGAAATGAAGGGGAATTGGTTAGATAAGAATCCGGAAAAAAGAAAAGAATATCGTGAAAATTATAAACCAAGAAAACAAAAACAAAGAAAAGAACGAAGAGATGGTGACCCTGTTTTTAATTTAACCAATAGATTAAGATGTAGGTTGTGGAAGTATTTGAAAATTCTTAACATAACTAAAACTAACAAAACTTTTGACATTGTAGGTTGTTCTCCCCAATTTCTAAAAGAACATTTAGAAACCCAATTTACTGATGGTATGAGTTGGGACAACAGGAGTGAGTGGCATATTGACCACATCATTCCACTATCATCGGCAAAAACAGAAGACGAACTTTATAAGTTGTGTCATTATGAAAATCTCCAACCACTATGGGCGGAAGATAATTTGAAAAAGAGTAACAAAATTTTATAGTAACGAATACAAACAAACCAAGTGACTAAAACACTATTAGTGGATGGAAACAATCTACTTAAGATTGGATTTTGTGGGGTTAAAGACTTTTACCACAACGGAAAACACATAGGAGGATTATGGCATTTTATCAATACAATTAGACGTTTTATAGACGAACAAAATTTTGATAAGGTTGTTGTTATGTGGGATGGAGATAATAATTCATCCGCCCGAAAACTTATTTACCCCCAATATAAAGAACAACGTAGAGACAGAGAC